AGCTGGTGACCGGTCTAAACTGCCAATCTTGCGGGTCTGGTGAGATGGTGCAAGCTGCCCACACCAATTGGGGCGGTCACAAAGGCAGGGGCATAAAGGCTGATGACAACCTGGTCGCTGCTTTGTGCCTCAGATGCCACTATGAGATCGACCAAGGATCAAAGTTAAGCAAAGAAGAAAGAATAGAGAAGTGGCAGAAAGCCCACAGCAAGACTGTTAATTGTTTGCGATCTGTTTGGCCTGTTGACATTCCTTTACCGGCTGATCTATAATTTGCTTGTCAAGTGCCGACACACAAGACAGACATGAGGCCATTTTCTCATGCGTTACCCTTTAGAGGGGACTGATGTGTCGGCATCAGAACGCAGTAGAAAGTGGCTTTTCTGCGTCCAGTGCCGATTGCTGATGACGAAACAATGCACCAATGTCGTGGTGGCTATCGAGTGAAGCGATGCGCTTACTGACAAGCCAGCGCGAGAACTTGCTAGGGGTATCTCAGGAACAAGGCAAACGTGGTGATGTGGAGCTTAGGCCATGCTTGATGGTCGCCTTGGAAATTGAACCTAGCCCTTATGGGTGCAGTAGTCGTAAAAGATGGCTGAAGTCGGGGGTATCATCCGCTTGGCTTGTCCTATGGGAAATGCTAAAATTAAGCATGGGAAACTTAAAATGATCCGTATCTTTGGTGGCTACGACCCTAGGGAAGCTGTTGGCTTTCATGTGTTTTGTCAAAGCCTAATTGAGCGAACCAAAGAGCCAATAGCGATCACTCCCTTTTTTGGCAAGCAGCGGGACGGCTCAAACGCCTTCATTTATCAAAGATTCCTAGTCCCGTATTTCACAGGGTTCAAGGGCAAGGCAATCTTCATGGATGCCTCAGACATGCTGATGCTGGGCGACATAGATGAGCTAAACAAGCTATTTGACCCCACAAAGGCTGTACAGGTCGTTAAACACGACTACAAGACCCAGCACCCTAGAAAGTACATTAACACGCCTATGGAGGCCAAGAACGAGGACTACCCAAGGAAGAACTGGTCAAGCCTGATCCTGTGGAATTGTGAGCATCCTCGGAACAATGTGTTAACCCCAGACTACATTGATGACCACAGCGGCAGTGACTTGCATCGGTTTACCTGGCTGCCCGATTCCCTGATTGGTGAGCTGCCTAAACAATGGAATGTGCTTGTAGGAGAGCAAGACAACCCAAATGCCAAGATAGCGCACTACACTCTGGGCATACCGGAGTTTTTTCATTACAAGGACTGCGACCACAGCAAGCCTTGGCACAGCACTAAAAGCAGAATGCTTAACGGCCTCATTAACATGAAAGAGCAAGATGGCGACTGAACAGCAATTAGCTCAGGCGTTAAACCCATACGAGCCAAACTTTTTACAAAACCCAACAATGGGTCAAACTCAGCCGTCTTTGCTTGGAAACACGCCAAAGTTAATCGGCTATGGGTTGCCGCAAGATTCAGGTGGTGATGCTTATTCCAATCCAAACTCGGGTTGGTCAAACAAATCAGATGCAGAAAAAGCATCTTATTATTCTCAAAATCCATTAATGGCAGGCATAACGCAATTGGGTCAAAAAGCGGCTGGTTTTTCATCTTTGGGCATGTTGCAAAATCTTTTATATCCTAGTTTTGTAGCTCAGCAAAATGTACAAACATACGGCTACGCTCCAGAGAATTACTTTGATCCAGGTTTGGCAGTAGCTGCTGATGCAGCGGCGGTGGCGCAACAGAACAACAATGTCGCAGCCGGTTTAGCGGCGGCTGCTGACGCAGAGTCTGCGGCTGGTGGCGCTGCCAATGCTGCCACAAATGAAGCGGCTGGACTAGCGGCGGCTGCTGATGCAGAGGCGGCAGCAGGATCAACAGTAAGTAATGCCAGCGACAACAGTGCATCAAACGCTGATGGCACATCAAGTGGGATGGGAACTGAGGGCGGCGGCGATGGATGGGCCAAGGGCGGCAAGGTCACAAAAAACCGACTCAAAGGCTCAGACCCTAAAGGCCCAGATGACGGCTACGGCGCTTTACAAGGCGGCGAATTTGTCATTAAAAAAGCAGCAGTTAGAAAATACGGCGAAGGCATGCTAGGCAAAATTAACGCAGGCAAATACACGCCAAGGAGCTGAAATGGCAACGGAGCAAGAACTTGCCCAAGCGTTAAACCCTGCGTTTGGCATCTATCCCAAGGCTTTTAGGGGCAACTACGGCAATCCAGAAGATGCTGCCAATTTGCCTGTGGATGTAATGCGGGGGCGCACGGCTGGCCTGTTGGGAATGTTTGGTGATGTTGTTAACCAGCCAATTGCATTTACGCCTGTCAGGGCTGCTCAGTTAGCCATGCAAGGCGTGATGGGCCAAGACAAGTACCCTGACACAGAGCATTTCCTTAAAACAATGCCGCTAGCGCCCACATCCAGAGCCGGTGAGGTTGCGGGTCAGGCTGCATCGTTTGTGCCGTTAAACCCAGCGCCATTGGTTAGGGCAGGGGTTGCGGGGGCTAAAGCGCTTGCGCCAACGGCTGCGCGAATGACCGAAGGCTATTTGCAGCGGCAAGGATTGATGCCTGGCGTAATGCCAGAACAGCCGTCCCTGCTTGGCAACATAACAACCAAACCAAAAGCGGAAGTGTCGCCATTGGGCTTTTACAGCGCAGTAGAACAGCAAGCCCTTAACATTCCCCGCAAGCAGGGCAGCGGCGAGTCATTCTTAAACGATCTGGCAAAAGGCCAAGATGTTAAAAAATACGAAATGGAAACGATGGGGCTTGATGAGTTTTTGAGGGGCAAACCCAATGTAACCCGACAGGAAGTGCAAGACTACATTGCTGGCAATCGCATCAATGTGCAGGAGAGGCAGTTGGGTGGCGCTTTAAGCCCAGAAATGCAAACAACAAGAGATGCATTAAGTGATAAATATAAAGGACTTGTTGACAATATTGCAGATGCTAAATCTCAGTTTGAAGAAGGAAAAATATCTTATGCACAGGTAAGAAATACTGTATCAAATAATCAAGTGCAAATACAAGCACTTGATACACAAATAAACGAAATAAATAAAACAATATCACCTACCAAATACGAGCGTTATCAACTGCCAGGCGGTGAGAACTATCGTGAAATTTTGTTGACTTTGCCCAACAAGCCAATGGAGGCAAGCAAAGCAGCAGAAAATTATTACACGCAATTTGTTAAGCGCGGAGGCGAGCCAGAATGGGCGCAGTTAAATTCTGTAAGACAACAAGAAATTACAAACGCAATGCCAGCGCAAGCTAGAAACGCTTCAGCAGCACCGGAATACAGGTCAAGCCACTTTGACGAACCCAACATTTTGGCCCACATGCGGGTTAATGATCGCATAGACGCTGACGGCAAAAAGATGCTGCTGATTGAGGAAGTGCAGTCGGACTGGCATCAGGCTGGGCGGGAAAGGGGCTACCAAGGAAAAGGAACACTAAAAGAATTGCCTGATAATTATTTTGTACAAGAAATTAAAACAATTGATGGCGACACCATGTATGTTGTTAGAGACAACAACAATCCAGGCGTTGTTCTTAATAAAGATTACAACAAACAAAGTGCTATCAATGGCGTTATAAATGAATTAAATGCAACATCTGCTGGCGGTGTCCCAGACGCCCCCTTCAAAGACACATGGCATCAACTGGCGCTGAAACGGGCGCTAAAAGAAGCGGTGGACAAGGGCTACGACAGGATTGGCCTTACAACGGGGGCGCAGCAAGCAGAGCGCTACAACCTTGCCAAGCAAGTAGATGAAGTCATTGCCAAGCGCAACCCAGATGGCTCATTTAACTTGGATGCCACTTTGGTAGGTGGTGGGACGCAGCAAAGCATTGGCAAGAATATCGCCTCTGACAAGCTGGCTGACTATGTGGGCAAAGACCTGGCTACAACTATGCAAAGCCAAACCGCTGGCACTGATGTTTATAGCGGCGATGCCTTAAAAGTTGGCGGCGAGGGCATGAAGAAATACTACGATGAGATTTACCCTGCTTTCCTTAACAAACAAGGCAAGAAATACGGCGCACAGGTGGGTGAGACAACAATTGGTAAAAAAGGAACAATTGAAAAAGCTGGCAAAAGTTTTTACCAAACACCAGATACAAAGGAAACAGTGCGCTACCTTGACATCACGCCAGAAATGCGTAAAGCCATTCAGGAAGGCCAGCCAATTGCTTCTATCCAAAATGAATTAGCAAAGGCTTTGGCATGACAAAAGAATCTAAAGTAGTTAAAACTAGACCCAAGTATGGCGGGAGAACAGCGGGTGTTCCTAACAAGCTCACAGCACAGGCTAGAGAGGCCATAGCGCTGTTTGTTGACGATAACGCACCTAGACTAGCCCAGTGGCTTGATGCAGTCGCTAACGGCGATCCAGCCCATGATGTTAAGCCAAACCCAGCCAAGGCATTTGAGCTGTTTCAGTCTGTGATTGAGTACCATGTACCCAAGCTGGCAAGGACAGAAGTTACAGGCGCAAATGACGGCCCAATTGAAATGGTGGTCACATGGGCAAACGGGAAGTAGTCCTTCCCTACAGTCCACGGGACGCATTCATGCCGTTCCACAACAGAACAGAGCGATGGGCTTGTTTAGTGGCTCACCGAAGGGCTGGCAAGACAGTCGCAGCCATCAACGACATCATCAAACGGGCAATCACTGAAGGCAACAGGATGGCGCAATATGCCTACATTGCCCCGTTCCGTAGCCAGGCCAAGCGGGTTGCATGGGACTATCTCAAGCATTACGCAGCTCCGATCACCAAAAACACCAACGAAGCTGATTTGCTGGTCGAGCTGGTTAACGGCTCAAAGATCATGCTGTTTGGCTCAGACAACGCTGATGCCATGCGGGGATTGGGCTTTAACGGGGTTTTCCTTGACGAATACGGCGACTTTAAGCCTAGCGTCTGGGGCAATGTCATACGGCCAACGCTGTCAGACCGGCTAGGCTGGGCAGTGTTTGGCGGCACTCCCAAGGGCAAGAACCAGTTTCACGACATTTACAGGGTCAGCCAAGCAACGCCAGGCTGGTTTCTGACCCGCCTGCCAGCCTCCATATCCAAGCTGCTGCCTGACTCTGAGCTAAAAGACGCACAGGATCAGCTAAGCCAAGACCAATACGACCAAGAATATGAGTGCAGCTTTGATGCCGCCATCCTCGGGGCTTTCTACGGCCAAGAGATGCGTTTGGCTGATGAACAGGGGCGTATTAGGGAATTACCCTTTGATCCTGAAAGCCCTGTTTTTAGTGCATGGGATTTGGGTTACAGAGATGACACGGCGGTCTGGTTTTATCAGGTGGTCAGGGGCGAGATCAGGGTTATGGATTACTACGCAGTCTCAGGCGCAAGTATTGAGGAAATTGCTCAGGTGGTCATTGACAAGGGCTACCGCTACACCAAGCACTATTTGCCCCATGACGCAAGGGCCAAGACGCTGGCCTCGGGCGGTAAGTCAATTGTTGAGCAACTGGCGGCGCACTTGGGCGGCATGGCAAAGTTGGCAATTGTGCCTGAAATTGGGGTACAAGACGGCATTCAGGCGGTGCGGATGATCTTGCCCAACTGCTATTTTGACCCTTCTTGCGATGAGGGGCTGGAAGCACTAAGACAGTACCAAAGGGAATATGATGAGGACAAAAAGACATTTAGGCAAAATCCCCGTCATGACTGGTGCTCACATCCAGCAGATGCGTTTAGAATGTTAGCAGTGGCATATCGACAAGAGAACAAAGACGTTACGCCGCCCAAAGGCAAAACCCTGCAAACCATTACTCTCGATGAGATGTGGGACTTTGAGAACACTCACAAACAGGAGCGCATATGAGCCAGCCAGTAGCAGAAGTCGGTGCATACAAAAACATGACCGCAACAGGCGATGTAACCACAGGCCCATGCCAGCTTCTTGGGTTTTACGTCAACAGCACCAGCTCAGGCACTGTGGTGCTTAAAGACGGAGGCTCAAGCGGCACAGTCATTTGTGGCACGATCACGCCAGCCATAGGCTTTCACCGATTCCCAGCGACTGTAGGCACAAGCCTGCATTTCACTGAGGGCGGCACAATGGATATAACCTTCTTCTTTGCCGCTGGCTTCTAATGGCTTACGAAGACACAGGCGCTTACGAGGGCGAAGACCCTGGCCCGTATTGGCACGACCAACTAGCAAACGCTGAGAAGGTCTTTGACAAGTGGGACAGGCGAGGCCATAAGATTGTTAAGCGATACCGCGATGAGCGCGATGCGGTTGAGATGCCACGGATGAAGTTCAACATCCTCTGGTCAAACATCCAAGTGCTGATGCCTTCTCTGTACGGACGGCAAGCGAAGCCTGAAGTCTCCCGCCGGTATATGGATCAAGACCCTGTAGGGCGCTTGGCTTCCACCATGCTGGAGCGCGTAATCGAATATGAAACAACGCAATTTAACGACTTTGACAGCGCAATGGTTAACGCTGTGCAAGACCGGCTGTTGCCAGGTCGAGGCACAGTCTGGATTCGTTACGAGCCTGTAATCGTAGGTGAGCCAGCACCCGAAGTCGAGCTAGCCGAAGGTGAAGAACCGCAAGTCTCCAATGTCCAAGAATCGGGCGAGTCAATTGATTCTGCCCACAGCCCAATTGATTATGTGTACTGGAGCGACTTCCTGCACAGCCCAGCTCGGACATGGGATGAAGTTTGGTGGGTAGCCCGTGCCGTCTACATGACCCGCGATGAGGGTGTGGAGCGCTTTGGCGATGTGTTTAAGAATGTCGGCCTGACTGACCAGAACACAGACGATGACGGAAAGAATCAGCAGACAGTCAAGACAACCTTTGAGAAAAAGGCCAAGGTCTTTGAAATCTGGAACAAACGCACTTTTAAGGTGTGCTGGGTTGCCAAGGGCTATCCACAGTCGTTAGATGAGCGTGATGACCCGCTAGAGCTGGAAGGCTTTTTCCCATGTCCTCGGCCTTTGGTGGCTACAACAACCACGGGAACAATGATCCCTGTTCCTGACTATTGCGAATATGAAGACCAAGCGCAAGAGCTAGACAACTTGACGCAGCGCATCTATATGCTGACCAAAGCCTGCAAGGTGGTCGGTGTGTTTAACGCTGAGTTTAAGGAGCTGGGTCGGTTGTTTACAGAGGGCATTGACAACAAGATGTTCCCTGTGACTTCTTGGGCTGCGATGAGTGAGAAGGGCGGGCTAAAGGGTGCTATCGACATGATGGACACCTCGCAGATCGTCTTGACGCTGCAACAGTTATATGCAGCGCGTGAGGCGGTTAAACAGAGTATTTACGAAATTATGGGCATTTCGGACATTCTGCGCGGCGCATCCAAGGCACAGGAGACTTTGGGCGCACAGCAGCTCAAGGCTAACTTTGGCTCGCTGCGATTGAGAAGCAGCCAGGGCGAAGTGGCTCGGTTTGCCACAGACATCTTTAAGCTCAAAGCGCAAATTATCTGTAAGTTTTACCCGCCTGAGCTAATTGTCGAGATGTCGGGCGTGATGAACACGCCAGATGGTCAAGACCCGCAAATGCTGCAAGCTGCGATCCAGATGCTGTCGAACAGCACGATCCGCGACTTCCACATTGCAGTCGAGGCTGACAGCTTGGCTCAGATTGACGAACAGGCAGAAAAGCAAGGCGCACAAGAGGCTGTCCAAGCCATTGGGCTGTTCTTGCGTGAAGCCATGCCAATGGTAGGCGCTGCGCCTGAAACGCTGCCTATGGCCTCAGAAATGCTGCTGTTTTTAGTGCGCCGGTTTAAAGCTGGCAGGGGGCTGGAATCGGCTGTTGAACGGGCTATGAAAGCGCTGCAAGACAAGGCAGACCAAGCTGCCCAACAGCCACCAGCACCCGATCCAGAACAGATGAAGATGCAGGCATTGGGTCAGTCTGAGCAAATGAAGATGCAAGCGCAAGTGCAGTCAGACCAAATGAAAATGCAAACAGAAATGCAGATGGCGCAAGCCCGTGCTGACTTTGACATGCAAATGCAGCAAGCAAAGATTCAGTCAGAAATGCAAATAGCGCAGATGAAATCTGAGTTTGAGACTGTTAAGCAACAAACCGAAATGCAAATTAAGGCCAGAGAGATGGCAGGGAAGGAAGAATATGAACGATGGAAAGCAGAGCTGGACGCAGCGACCAAAATTATGGTTGCAAGGATTGGCAGCAACCCTGGAGTCGATTTACCAGTCGTTGAAGCGGCGGCTGCACAAATAACCAACGAGCTGGGCGGCACGATTTTGACGGCAATGGACAAGATTGCCATGATGCACGACCAGATGGCAAACATGCACGGGGACTCTATGCAAAACATAGGCATGGCTATGCAAAGACTTTCTGCCCCTAAACGCATTGTTAGAGGGCCAGATGGCAAGGCCATAGGCGTGGAAGTTGTCAGCTAACTATTGGGACACGGGTGTATGGGATGAAGCCGTCTGGGATGGTGTTGATCCACCAGTGTCTGAACTGCCATTAGGAGGTCACTTTGGCTTCGATGAAAAGACGCGAGATAAACAGTGGCAAAGCGATTTAAAGGCTGAAAAACAAAGGCGTTTAAAGCTGCAAGAGGAATTATTTGGCCTGCCGCCAGAGCAAATAGAGCAAATAACCAGCAGCCCAGAGAAAACAATTGCTGTAGCAGCGGCTAAATATGCAGATTACGATTCATTATTGCAACAAATTAACGCAATTAAAAAGCAAATTGATGATAATCAGGACGAATTAGACATTGAACTTTTGATTGGACAACTTTGAAAACCACATGGCGATACCCTGCTGATGGCAGCGAACCTTACGAGGTCGGCACATATCAAAGCGAGACAATTACCACTGTGATGGGCGACATTGAGCCGTTTCGATCACCGGATGGGGTCATGATTACAGGGCGCAAGCAGTGGCGGGAGCATTTAAAGACCACAGACAGCATCGAAATGGGGCATTCTGATGTAAAGTATGCTCAACAAGAGTGGAACAGGAAAAAGGAAGTTCAGCGGGAACGGCTGAAGGGTCAGGTCGCCACAGTGCAAGAGTTTGACCGGCCAGGCGCACCGATTGCCCCAATGCGGATGAGTGGGCTGAATGTGGAAATGGCAAACCGCCTGCACAACAGGCCAATGCCAGAGCGCAAAGAGATGATTAAGATGACTTTGGAACAAATGAAAAGGATGAAGTGATGGAAAATGAAGTTGTCGCACCCGACACAACAGAAGCACCAGCACCAGAAGCGCCAGCAGTAGAAGTCAAGGCTGAACCCAGCCGTGCCGATACGATCCGCGAGGCAATGAAGCAGACGGAGGACAAACCGCCCCGTCTTGCAAGAGCGCCTAGAGAGGCGAAAGAAGCCAAAGCCACAGACCCCAAATTCCCTACTGAGAAGACCGAAGCCCCGAAGATGGCAGAAATGCCAAAATCGTTGCGGCGCGAGTTAAAAGAGCATTGGGAGAAAGCCCCAAGCGAGCTACAGCAAGCAATTGCCCAGCGTGATGCTGACTATGAAAAGGGCATTGCCAGCTACAAAACCCGTGATGCAGAGGCAAGGCAGATCACAGAGCAATTTGCACCCTACGAGTGGATTTTGCGGAACGAGAACACCACCCCAGCGGCAGCAATTGGCCCACTTTTGCAGACGGCAGCGCTGCTTCGGACGGGAACGCCACAGCAAAAGAGCCAAGCTGTCGCCCAAATGATCCAGCAGTTCCAGATTCCGCTGGATCAGGTGGCCTCATATTTTAATGGCGAGACTCCACAGCCAGAAAATACTCATTACAATCAACTAGCGCAGCAAGTACAGCAGCTCACGCAGCACATCACGCAGAGCCAGTATGAAGCGCAGAAACAGAATGAAAATCGAGCACTCTCGGTTATCCAGCAGTTTGCAGGCGACCCTGCCAATCTGCATTTTGAGGCAGTCTCTGACCGAATGTTGCAGCTTCTCCAAGCGCCACAGGTGTTAGGTGACACAAGTCAGATGTCAGAACGCGAGAAATTGCAACTGGCTTATGACACGGCAGTGCGGCTTGATCCAGCTATCGCGCAGCAGTTTTATGCTCAACAGCAACAAAACACGCAAGCAGCTAACCAAGTGCAAAGAGCAAAAACAGCGGCGGTACAGGTACGAGGAGCACCAGGCTCTAGCATCAGTGGCGCTATTAATCAGACAGACCGGCGAGCCGTTATAGCAAATGCGCTACGGCAAATCGGATAATTAGGAGTAAGTTATGGCATACGCCAACGCAAATTACTCAGACGTATTGGCAACGACCATTGAAAGTCGTTCCGGCATTGTTGCGGATAACGTGACAAAGAACAATGCCTTGCTGACCCGTCTGCGCGAGAAGGGCAAAATGAAGCCTTTCTCTGGTGGTTCGACCATTCTGCAAGAATTGTCATTCCAAGCCAACAGCACAGCCATGTATTATTCTGGCGCTGAAACACTGAACATCTCCCCAGCGGATGTGATTAGTGCTGCTCAGTTCCCGATCAAACAGGCAGCAGTGGCAGTTACGATCAATGGTTTGGAAATGCTCCAAAACAGCGGCGAAGAACAGATCATCGACTTGTTTGATGCCCGTTTGGACGTTGCTGAAGCATCTATCGAAAACTTGATCTCCACTGGTATTTACTCGGATGGTACGGCCAACAACGGCAAGCAGATCACTGGTCTGCAAGCTATGGTGGTTGCATCTCCGTCTACTGGTGTGGTCGGCGGTATTGATCGTTCTACATGGTCATTCTGGCGCAACCAGACTTTTGACTTCTCTACTGATCTTGGTGCTTCTGCATCCAGCTCAAACATTCAGTCGGGTTTTAACCGACTGTATGCAAAGACAAGTCGCGGTTCTGACGTTGTTGACCTGATCCTGTTGGATAACAACCTGTGGGGCTTCTTCATGTCCTCACTGCAAAACATTCAGCGTTTCCCTGGCTCTAGCAAGATGGCCGAACTCGGCTTTGTTGCATCCAAGTACATGAATGCCGATGTGGTTCTAGACGGCGGTATCGGTGGAAATATTCCTACCGGCACAGGCTATTTCCTGAACACAAAATACATTTTCTTCCGGCCTCACGCAAACCGCAATTTCGTCCCAATCGGCGATGAGCGTATGAGCACCAATCAGGACGCAATCGTGCGCTTGATCGGTTGGGCTGGCAATATGACTGCTTCTGGACTCCAGTTCCAGGGCATCATGACTGAATAAGGAGCAATATCATGTCTTCAGATTACGTCACAGACGGCAAAATCGGCATTGACTTGACGGCTACTTATGCGTCAACCAGTGCTGGCTCTACTTCCCTTTTTCCTGTTACACCAGGCAGTCGGGTCAATACGAGCAACAACGGCGTTTACATTTTTGTTCGCGCAGAAAGCACAATTGCTGCTTTTGATGCGGTCATCATGTCTTCATTTGCAGATTCGGCAAGCACCACACCCGTGATGCGAGCTGTTCCTGTAACCACTACCAACGCTGCTGCGCTGGGTTTCAACATGGTCGGCTTTGCACAAACCGCAATCGCATCTAGCTACTACGGCTGGGTCGGTCTGAATGGTTTGCTGCAAGTTAACTTGTTGATTGGCTGCAACCCTAAAGTGCCGCTGTACACCACTGCAACTGCTGGATCACTGGACGACACCACTGTGTCGGCTGGTTTCATCCAGGGCATTGTGGCGAACACATCGGCAACCAGCGCAAGCGCACCATTCTGCATGGTAAACAATGCTGGCCTGATGATGGTCGGCGCAGGCTAAAAATCGACTCCTCCCTTAAAAAAGGAGGGGTCTTTTTAATGAGTCTTTTACCCCTAAAAATCACTGGTCAGTGTGTCTCAGATGACGATACACTTTTTGGACACATGGATGCCGCGATTGCTCGGGGCTATCCACAAGTCACACAAGCGCAAGACCCTAAAAAGGGCAAAGTCGTTTTAGTGGCAAGTGCGCCAAGTGTCAGGGGGCAGATAGAGCTTATTAAAAAGATGAAGGCAGACGGGTTGCCCATTGTGGCAATCAAAGGGGCGCACGATTGGCTAATTGATAACGGCGTGATTCCTGATTACGCTTTAGCCATTGACCCGCAAGAACACCGGATCGCGTTTTACAAGCCAAACAAGGCTGTTCATTACATGATTGCCAGCCAGTGCCACCAAGCGCTGTTTGACAACTTAGACGGCCACAATGTCACGCTTTGGCATCCGTACATCAAAAAAGGCCAAGACCGGCCAAAAAACTGCATGCTCATTGGCGGCGGCACAACTTCCGGTCTAAGGGCTATTTCCCTGTTTTATGTGCTTGGCTGGCGCAACTTTGAGCTGTTTGGCTTTGATTCGTGCAATGACGGCTCAGAGCTAAGGGTCAACGGCGATGGCCTCAAAGACGGCGACAAGCTGATCGAAGTCAGGATAGAGCCACAGGGTGAGCCGTTTTACTGCAATGCGGCAATGGCGCTGCAAGCTGAACACTTCCAGACCTACTACGACTATCTGCCAGATGCCACCTTTACGGGGCATGGGCATGGGTTGATTCAGGCCATCATCAAGAAACGCAGCCAGAATGTCTTTGAGCTGGCGGGGCTGATTGACAAGCGCAAAGAGCTAAACACACGCACATCGTTCATTCATTGGGGCGACAACAAGTCAGCAAGCTGGCGCTATCGGGCAAAGATACCGGCAGGGGATTGGGCAAGCCTGAACGACCTGACGGCTGACACGCTGGTGTTTGCCAAGCCCCAAGCGCAAGAGCTGATGGACATGGCACGGGCCAAGGCACGGGGCGCATGGATTGTGGTGGACTTTTGCGATGACCACTTTGATTGGATGCACTACCAAGAGGCGCTGCGCCTGGCCGATGTGGTTACTTGCCCCACTGATGAGATGGCAAGGCGCATCAAAGTGCTGGAACGTGATGCCGTGGTCATTCCTGATCCGTTTGAGTACCCGCTGAAGAAGCCACATTGCAAGGGTGTTAACCTGTTGTGGTATGGTCACCAAGTTAACAGAGCAAGCCTAGAGCGCATCTTGCCCGAGATAGCGGGTTATCACCTACGGGTGGTTTCCAACTTTGCAGGGTCGATTCCGTGGTCAAAGAAGACCATGCTCAAAGAGTTTGCACAAGCTGACATTGTGGTGCTACCCGCTACAGAGACTTACAAGAGCGCCAACAGAGCAATTGAGGCGATCCGACAGGGTTGCTTTGTGGTGGCAGAGCCTCACCCTGCGCTAGAGGGTTTCCCGATCTACATTGGCAACATCAAGGACGGCATTGAATGGACTTTAAAGAACAAAGCAAACCGGCTCATATCGAAGGCGCAGTCTTTCGTGACGGGAAAATTCTCGCCGCAAACACTAAGCGCCAAGTGGAAGATAGCTACGAAACGGCCTACAACCTTGGATGTGGAACAAAAAAATGGGACGGATGGATAAATGTCGATCTTTACTCGGATGTCTCAGACATTAAATGCGATCTGCGAAAGCTGGAAATTGCGTCTGATTCGGCTGATGCCGTGGCTGCGATTCATGTTTTAGAGCACTTTTACGAGTGGGAAGTCGCTGATCTGCTGACTGAGTGGAAACGGGTGCTAAAGCCTGGCGGCAAGATGATCCTAGAGCTGCCCTGCATGGACAAGGTGTTTGCTTACGTCCACAACTGTGTGGTTAATAAAGAGCCGTTGCAGCCCTTTATGACCCTGCATGCGCTGTATGGCGACCCGAAATATAAGAACGAGGCAATGTGCCACCATTGGGGCTGGTTTCAAGTTCCATTGAGCCAGATGCTGGAGTCGGTGGGCATGCAGCGCATAGAATTTTTTGAGCCTCGCTACCATTTCCCATTCAGAGACATGAGGGTCGAATGCTACAAGGAGTCTTGAGCAACGCAGAGCGCCATGCCCAGATGTCGCAGGCGTATGGGCAAATGCTCAAGAAAAAGACCAAATTTAACGATAAATGGGCATCAATTGTTTGCTACGGGCCAAGCCTAGCCGACACATGGCAACAGATAAAACGCCCAATCGTCACTGTTTCAGGAGCGCATGACTACCTTGTCGAGCGAGGCATCGTGCCAGATTTCCATGTGGACTGCGATCCCAGAGAGCACAAGGCCAGAATGCTTAAAAGGCCACAGAAGGCCACAACATACCTAATGGCTACTGTATGCCATCCAAGCTGGTGGGAAGCCCTAAAGGGCTATAACGTGCGTCTGTGGCACTTGATTAACGGCAACGACTTAGACACAGTGGCATGGGTAGCGGCAAACCATCCAGAAGGCTTGAACAGCATGATTTCGGGTGGCTCGACTGTAGGCATGAGGGCAATGGAAGTGATGGCGGCGTTAGGGTATCGGCGGTTTAAGTTTCACGGCATGGATTGCAGCTACTTAACAGACCGGCATGCAGGGCCACATTTGGGTAAAAATCAAGATAAAATATTTGTCAAGGCTGGGGACAGGGTGTTCCAGACCACACGGCAAATGCTTGAGGCGGCAATCGAGATGGAGCAATTCATCAAGACTCAGGATGCAGAGCTTGCATTTTTTGGCGATGGTTTAATGCAAGAAACCGCGCTACAACTAAAGGAAATGGCATGAAAAACGAAGTGGCTGGATGGACAGACGAATCATTTATGGAGAGCAATCGCGGCAAGATGGCGGTATTTTTCCATGCGGTTCAGGTGCAGAACAACTTTAGAACGGCTGAAGAAAAGCGCCCAATCTTTCAAGAGCGTATTTTCTTGAAAAAGCTAGTGCCAGGCGACAACACCCTGACCATTGACCGGCCAATGCGTGAGCAAGACATCGAAGACTTCCCCGTAGAGTGGGCAAGGTTTGAGCAAAAGAAAGAGGAAACAGTGCCAGGCACTCCAATCGAGGTGTGGAGCGCTGTTTCTGAGACTCAAAAGGCTGAATTTAAGGCGCTAAACATCTTTACGATTGACCAGTTTGCCCAGCTTTCAGACATTGTTGGCAACAAGATTATGGGCTTTAACGATTTGCGCGACAAGGCTCGGGCGTTTATTGCTGCTGCTGAAGATTCGCAAATGTTTGACAAAATCCGTGCTGAAACTGATGAAAAATTGAAGGCTCAGGATGCTGAAATGGCTGAACTTCGTGCGATGATTGCAGAGTTGACGGCCAAAAAAGCTGGTCGCCCTAAAAAAGAATTGGTGGAGTAAATGGCCTACACGCTGCTGCAATTAGTCGATCAAGTCTCCGGTGAATTGGGACTGTCGCAGCCAGCGGCGGTAATCGGTAACTCTAACAATCAGACTGTCCAGCTTCTTGCCTTGGCTCAGCGCCTTGGCAAAGACTTGGTGCGTGATTATGAGTGGCAGCGGTTGGTCAAAGCGTACATTTTTCAGACCACGGCGGCAACCACTGTCACAGGGGACATAACGGCCAATTCCAGCGTAATCACCAACATCACCACATCGGGCTTGCAAGTGAGCAATGTGGTCACTGGTACGGGCATAGCGGCTTACTCTGAGATTCTGACGATTGACTCTGGCTCTCAGCTAACCCTTAACACGCCGGTCAGCACTTCCACGGCGGCTGTTTCGCTGACATTTGCCAAGCAAGATTACCCAATGCCAGGCGGCTTTGACCGGATGATCTCCGACACGAATTGGGACAGAACAAACCATTGGCGCAACCTTGGCACAAAGACCAGCCAAGAGTGGCAATGGCTGCAAGGCGGCATCATTTCGGTTGGCCCACGGGAGCGTTACCGAATTTACAACGACAAGCTGCGTATATTCCAAGCCCTGACCAGCGTTTACAACCTTGCGTTTGAGTATGTGGGCAGCTATTGGGTTGTTGCATCTGGCGGCACAGAAGGCACAAAACCAGCCTACACAGCCGATTCAGACACTGCTGTGTTTGCTGATGACTTAATGCTGGCCGGTCTAAAATACTATTTCCTCAAGGCCAAGAAACTTGACTACGCTGTAGAGCTGGGCGAGTTTATGAGGACTCTTAGCTACACCAAGGCGCAAGATGTGCCTGTTGCGGCTCAGTCGCTAGCACCAGCAGGCATGAATGCACTGGTTGGGCCTTGGAGTATCCAAGACGGCAACTGGCCTACCGCATAATGCTGGCCTCATTTGCTAAAGCGCCACTTACGCAGCGCAGTCAAACAGTTTCGGTAGCTGCGCCCATTGGCGGGTGGAACGCAAGAGATTCATTGGGCGCGATGGATGCAATGGATGCGGTGACGCTGACCAACTTCTGGCCTGGCACTAACTCCGTTATTTTGCGAAATGGCTACACCAAGTTTGCCACTGGCATTGTGGGCCAAGTTGAAACGATCATGTCTTATAGCTCTGGCACGGCCAATGAGTTATTTGCAGCGGCTGATGATTCAATCTACAACATCACGGCTGGCGGTGCGGTTGGGGCGGCTGATGTAACAAGCCTGACAAACGCACGATTCCAATACACCAACATCACCACATCAGCAGCATCTTATTTAATGTGCGTTAACGGCGCAGACAAGCTCAGAATTTATGACGGCTTGGCTTGGCACACCGATGGGGACGGCGTACCTTACAACATCACCAATATTGACACAGCCACTGTTTCAAACATCACGCTGTTTAAAAACCGGATTTGGCTGACAACAAACGACTCACTTAAAGTTTGGTATTTACCGGTTAACTCCATTGGCGGGGCAGCGGTTGCGTTAGACATGACCAGCATCTTTCAGATGGGTGGCTACATTGTGGCTGGCATGACATGGACGCTAGACGCTGGCTATGGTGTGGATGACTATTTAGTCTTCATTACAAGCAACGGCGAAGCGTTAGTTTGGCGGCTAACTGATCCGACAACCCCATCAGGGATTTCGCAAATTGGCTTGTTCAGGGTTGGCGCACCTATTGGCAGGCGCTGCTATACCAAGTTTGGCGGCGACTTGCTCATCATTACGCAAGATGGTGTAGTGCCTATGGCGGGTGCATTGCAAAGCTCACGACTTGACCCACGGGTATCAATTACCAACAAAATCCAATACGCAATGGGTCAGGCAGGCACTACCTACGGGGCAAATTTTGGGTGGCAATTGCTTTACTACCCAAAAGAAAATCAATTAATAATGAATGTGCCAATTGCTTTAGGTCAGCAACAACAGTATGTGATGAACAACATTACTAAAAGCTGGTGCAACTTTACGGGTTGGTATGCTAATTGTTGGGAGTTGTTTGAGGATGATCCTTACTTTGGCGGTGATGGATTTGTGGCGGCGGCTTGGAACGGCACTGTGGATGACACTTCCAACATCGAAGGCTTTGCCCTGCAAAGTTTCCAGAATTACGGCGCGGCAACCCAAAAACAATGCAAGATGATCCGCTATCACTTGTTTTCAGACGGCAATCCTACGATCTTTGGCAATGTCAATGTTGACTACAACCTGAATGACCAGAGCGCACAGTTAACCTTTTTTGGGTCTACTGTTGGCCTTTGGGACACGGGATTGTGGGATTCTGCGCTTTGGGGCGGTGGTTTAGCTCCTTCAGCAAACTGGGAAGGTGCGACAGAAATCGGCTATACCTTTGCGCCGCTGTTGAAAACTGCCACTCAGGGAATACAATTACAGTGGGTCGCAACCGATCTAGTGTTTGAGGCCGGTGGTGTCCTTTGAAATAAAATCCGATCATGCGGTTGGTCACTGGACTGCCAAGCAGCTCGATGGTGGATATTTTGAAGAACGCAGCCGTGCGATTGGGCTGGCAAGAGATGGTGAAATAATTGCTGGCGTGATTTACGAGAACTGGAACGGGCAATCAATTTTTTGCCACATTGCGATTGAGGGTCGGATCACTGCAAGCTACCTAGCTGCAATTTTTGATTACCCGTTCAATGTTTGCAATGTCAAAAAGATCATTGTCCCTGTAGACGCAACAAATGCAAAAAGCATAACTCTGGTTGAGAAGATGGGCTTCACAGAGGAGGCAAGGGTTAAAGATGGAATGGCTGATGGTGACTTAATTTTGTTCACATTGGCAAAAAGTGATTGCAAATATTTAGGGGAAAGATATGGGGAAAAAGACAACACCGCCACCACCATCGCCTGATTACAGGGGCGCTGCTGTTGAACAAGGGCAGGCTAATCTTGAGTCGGCTCGGGCTACTGCAAAGTTGTCGAACCCCAACATGTACACGCCCTATGGTCAAAGTTTGGTTAGTTATGACGGCGACACTCCAACAATACGCCAAACCTTAACGCCACAAGCGCAGCAAACTTTAGAGGCCGAACAAAGGGTGCAAACCGGTCTTGCGAACCTTGGAGAAAAAGGTACGCAAATGGCATCCACTGTGCTGGATAAGCCTTTTGCTTTTGGTGGCCCAGCGGTACAAACAAGCCTAAACACAAGCAACATAGCCAGAGCGCCGATCAATGCGGGAACTACAGGCTTTGACGCAATCATGTCTCGCCTTGAGCCGTCAATGGCACGGGCTAGGACAAGCACAGAAACCAATTTAATAAACCAAGGCTTGCGGCCAGGCACTGAGGCTTACGACAACGCTATTCGGTCACTTGGTGAGCAAGAGACAGATGCACGGACTCAGGCCGCACGGACGGGCATTGATCTGGACAGTGCTGCCAACACAAACCAATTTAATCAGGCTCTACAGGGCGGTCAATTTGCCAATACCGCGCAGGGGCAGGCTCTTGCACAAGCGATCCAAGGGCGGCAGATGCCTCTTAATGAGATTACTGCGCTTATGTCTGGATCGCAAATCCAGAACCCAACATTTGGGGCGTATCAGGGTGCAAATGTGGCGGCTGCGCCTACCTTTGCAGCTACACAAGCGCAGGGCGCATTTGATCAAAACAACTACAACACGCAAGTGGGGCAATCTAATGCGAACACGGCAGCGCTTTACAGTCTTGGCGGCTCGGCTGCAAGGGCTTTTGGTGGCAGGGCATAAATATGGCAACAATAAATTTATCACCATATACGGCTGAGTCAGAGGCGATTGCGCGGCGGTTGCGCTTGGCTGAAGCGCTAGGGCAAAAAGCAGCGCAGCCTTTAGAGATGCCTACGCAGGCCGGTGTGCGAATCAGCCCGTTAGCGGGTTTAGCAAAAATGCTGGATGAGTACACGGCTGGACGGCAAGAAAGATCGGCCAGAGCAGAATCAAAAGCGCTTGGTGAAAAATACCAAGCTGACACTTCTGCTGATTTTGGCGCATTGTTAAAAGGTCTGACTCCAACAGCGGCAGTGCCTGAAGGCCCATCAACATTTACGGCAAATGTGGATCAGCGTGATGTTGTTGAAAATCCTCGCATGGTGATGCAACCTGAGCGCAACGAGATGAATGAGATCATTCAGCCTGGCGAGGCTGGCGCTGGTAACTTTGGCGTAACGCCTGGCACACCCGCAATTCCTGCAACCACAGGTGAATTAACTGCTGAAGGTTTTAAAGCAATGAAAACCCCTGCTGGGCAACAGCAGTACATGGCTCAATTGTTGGCACAAATTGCGCCTAAAGATGCAATGGTTGTTCCTGAAGGCGGTAGTCTTTACAGTAAAAGCGGCAAACTTTTAGTGCAGGGCGCAGGCAAAAATAAGTTTGGAAACATTGATCCAAGCAAATTTACGCCTGACAGCCTTGCTTTATTCATGGCAAGCGGCGGCAAAGATTTTAGTCTTTTACGCACACCGCCGCCAAATTTAAGTTTCCAAAACACGGGCGGTGGAATTCAAGCGTTTGATCCAAGATTAGGCACACCGGTTGGTACTGCTACTCCAATAACAGTCAGCCCAAATACAAAGGCTACGCTAGATCAAGCTCGCATTTTGTCAGATCGTGCGTTTAATGGTTTGTCAGCCAATCAAAGATTGCAATTGGAGAACGAAGCTGCACGGCTTAACATTAGCGCCCAGCAATTGTTTTTTGATACCGGTTTACAAGCTAGCGGTGGGGCGCGTTTGTCACCACCAGCGCCGCCAGCGCCTAATGCGCCGCCGGTTGTCGCACCAGTTGCCCCTGCAACGATGCCAGCGCCTGTTGCGCCCGTTGCGGCGCGTCCAGCGGCTGCTGCGCCTGTGGCTACTGCGCCAGTAGTTCCACCCGCAGCGCCTGACGCACAAGCAGCGCTGTCTCCCAGAGCGCGGCAAGAATTGGAGAAAACGCGGCAGCTTGAAGAATTTAAGGGAATGACGGAAGTGCAAAGCAATGCCGCTTTGTTTGGCGGCGCTATGAAGCAAGCACAAAATGTCATTACGCAGCTTGAAGCTCAAGGCACAGTCAAAAACGCAATTATTCCAAGTGTGTTGCAAAGTGTTGTTAAATTAATTCCGTTTGGGCCAGGTGAGCAAGCTGCAAGCATGATTGAATCAATTGCAAGAACAGACCCAACTTCATTGTTTGGGCCTGACCAAAATCAGCAAAAATTAGGACAGGCGCAAATTGCATTTGCTACAGCTTGGCTGCGTAAGACTTCAGGCGCTGCGTTTGGCGGCAGTGAAATTGCAAACACAATTAAAGAATATTTTCCGTTAATTGGTGAGGGCGAGGCTGTTATTAAGCAAAAAGCAGAGGCTAGAGATAGAGCCATTGAAGGCTTGCGATTATCAACGGGCGCACAGGGTAAGGCTTACATTGACAAATATGGTGGTTCATCCGCTAGCGGCACGGCTAATGATCCGTTTGGCTTGAGGAAAAAATAATGGCAACGCTTGTTGAGTTTCGCGCCAAAAACCCAGAGTACAACGACATGCCAGATGTGGCATTAGCGGATGCAATGCACTCCAAGTTTTACGCTGACATTCCTAAACCACAGTTTTACAAGCAACTTGGATTAGGCGCGGAGACACAAATTCCTGGCGGCGAAACGGCAACCACACTGCCACCAAAGCCTGTAACAATGCGTGATCGCATTATGGGCGTAGTTGAAACGCCTGCAATTATTGCTGGCAATGTTGGGCGCATGATTGCAGCGCCAATTGCAAAATACGGCACAGAGGCGGTTGTAGGTTGGAACACGCCTGAAGGCATGAAGCAAGGGCAACAGGCTGCACAAACAACATCTAATCAGTTTTATCAGCCAAGGACAGAAACCGGCTCTGACATTGTTGGATCAATGGCAAAAGTGTTAGGGGCAATTCCTCCTACGCCATTGACTAGCGCGGGGGTGGCTCTATCAACGCTTGCTGGCCCAGCGCTAACGCAAACGGCAAGGGCAATTCAGCCTGCAATGCAAACTGCTACGCAAACGCCAGCGATGCAAAAAATGGCTGCATTGCTTAAGCCACCAGAAAAACAAATGGTGGGCATGGGCGCAGCTAGTACAGATGAAGTTTTGCTACGCCAGCAACGGGCGCAGGCACAGGGCATTCCGCTAACTAAGGGCGAGCAACTGCAAGATTTTGGGCTAATGAAGCGTGAATCGGATTTGCCTAAAGAAAACCCAGATTTGGCTAAAGGCTTGATTGAATTTAAAGCAGGGCAAAAGCAAGCCATCATTAAGCGTTTTGAACAAATGGCTGATGAAACCGGCGCAGTCTACGCTGACCCAACTGCCTTTAGAAAAGTTGGCTCTTTAGTGGACACAGAAGTTGTCAAACAATTTGATGCCAAAAAATTAAGGGTAGACAACGCTTATCAAGCGGCTAGAGATGCTGGCGAAACAAAGCAAGTGGTTAGCACTGCACCATTAGAACAATGGCTTGCAGCTAATGCGCCAGAGGCTATTTCTGTTCCTGAAATTAATTCAATTGCGGCAAAACTTGAAGCGCTAAAAAAGGCAAGAAACGGCCAAGTCACCATTGACGATGTTGAAAACCTTTACAAAGCTGCTGGTCAACTTGGTAAAAAAGGTGATCCATCAGGCATGTTTATGGGCCAAGTTAAGGGCGTTATTAATGACATGACTGAAGGCGCTGGTGGCGACTTGTATCGTGCCGCAAGGGTGCAACGCAAAGAGCTTGGCAACCAGTTTGAAAACACCTATAGAGTGGCTAAATTGCTAGGCACAAGAGGCGGTTATGGTGATCGGGCTGTGGCGCTAGACGATGTGTTTTCGCATGTTGTTTTGGATGGCAGCTTAGAAGAAATGCGGACTGTTACCCAATTGCTGAAAAAGGGTGGGCCACAAGGTCAGCAGGCTTACGCTGAATTGCAGGGTCAGACAATCCAATACCTTAAAGATCAGCTTACAAAAAATGCTAGCGGTGAGTTGTCCTTTGCTAAGGTCAAGAACGCAATCGACACGCTTGATCGTGAAGACAAACTGGCGTACATGTTTGGCAAGTCAGGGCGTAACACCTTGATTGATGTGCGCGATGCGATACAAGATGCGTTAGTCAAGCCGCCTGGCACTGTCAATTATTCCAATACGGGTAGTGTTGTAATTAGAGGCTTGGACAAGCTGGCAGAAATGCGAGTGCCTTTGGCTAAGTCAGCATCGGATATTGCTAAATCGCGGGAAGTTAAAAAACAAGTGGAAGAATCCACAAAATACAACGCTTTGGTTGACGCTTTGAAAGGTACAAAATGAGTTACAACGGCTCTGGCACATTTGTCATTAACACTGCTGGTCAGCCGGTGGTTTCTGGCACAGTCATCTCTAGCACCTACTTTAATGCGCTGACAGCAGACTTGGGGACTGGTCTGAGTACGGCCATCACAAAAGATGGACAGACCACCACCACAGCGCGGATTCCATTTATCTTTGGTATCAATTCAAGCCTGATCACTGACTCAACCAGCGGCTCTACGGGATCAATCTTCACGGCTGGCGGTATTGGTATTACCAAGTCTTTGGTGGTTGCTGGCGCTACTGACGCATCTAGCACAACCACAGGCGCAATTACTACGGCGGGTGGTGTAGGTGTAGCTAAGGCTCTTTATGCTGGCAGCGATTCGTTTTTCACCAGCACGGGCGCTGTGCAAATTTCAAAGGGAACGACAGCAGAGCGACCCACGGGCGTTACGGGCAAGTTGAGGTTCAACACTACCACTGGTGAGTTTGAGGGCTACACGGGCGCTGGATGGGCTTCTGTGGGCGGCTCTGCAATTGTCAATGACACCAGCACTGCAACAAACATCTACCCGCTGATGGCAAGTGCAACAAGCGGCACGGCTACGACAGTTAACACTAGCAATGCCAAGCTGCTTTACAAACCGTCTACGGGTGAGTTTCAATCAACAGCGCTGGTGGCTTTAAATGGCATTGTGGTGAACAGCGCAACGATTGCAACAAATTACACTATTGCAACGGGCAACAACGCAATGAGCGCAGGGCCGGTGACAATCAACACAAGCATCACAGTTACAGTCTCCAGCGGCTCTCGCTGGGCTGTTGTTTAAGGACGCAAAATGACTTTAATTTTAAGTGGCACTGAGGGTCTTTCTGATATTGACGGATCGGCAGCGACCCCTGCTATTCGTGGCACTGATGCAAACACCGGCATCTTCTTCCCTGCGGCTGACACCATTGCTTTTGCTGAAGGTGGTGCGGAGGCTATGAGAATTACATCGACCGGCGATGTGGGAATTGGCACGGCTTCGCCAAGTCTTCGGTTGCATGTTAGTGGCTCTTCTACTTATGTTGCGGGTGTAGAGGGTAGTTCAACATTTGCGTTAATGGGCTTTAAGGCTTCTGGTACTACCGGAACTATGGCAGACCCCAATGTTGCTATTGGCGCAACTGGTGATGATCTTTATTTTAGGGCTGGCGGCACAGAACGCGCCCGTATCGACTCCAGCGGTAACTTGCTGGTGGGGACTACAACTTCTAATAATGGTGGCGGTATATGTCTTATTAAATCAATTAATGGAAGCACAATAGCCAATTTTGATAATAGTTTTGGCAGTGGTGGTCAAGTTTTACGAACAACCATGCCAGCCGCAGCAAATAATACATCTTCTTATCATATTGTTTGCAACACTGGGACTGACAAACTTTTTGTTTATGGAAATGGCAATGTTGTAAACATTAACAACAGCTATGGCGCTCTTTCAGATATAAAGCTAAAAGAAAACATTTCCGATGCAACGCCAAAACTTGCTGACCTATTGCAAGTCAAAGTTCGCAATTACAACTTAATTGGCGAGGAAACAAAACAAATTGGCGTTGTCGCCCAAGAGTTAGAAACTATATTCCCAGCAATGGTTGATGTATCGCCAGATATTGACAAAGACGGCAACGACCTTGGCACAACAACCAAGTCTGTCAAGTACAGCGTGTTTGTTCCTATGCTTATCAAAGCCATCCAAGAGCAACAAGCCCTCATCACAGCCCTGACAACCCGCATCACCGCACTGGAGGCAGCATGAGTTTATTAGCCGTTCAAGGGGGCGCTACCGGCACAGGTACGGTCACCCTGTTAGCACCCATCACAAACACAAACCAGACGCTGACGCTGCCTGATGCTACTGACACAGTGGCGGGAATTGCTGCAACTCAGACGCTGACCAACAAGACGCTGACCAGCCCCTCGCTGACCACGCCAAACATTGACTCAGCGCAGTTTGCTACTGTATCGGGTACAGCGCCGATCTATCCGTGCCGCGCATGGGTCAACTTTAACGGCACTGGCACGCCAGCAATTCGCGGAAGTGGAAATGTGTCGAGCATTACGGATAACGGCACTGGCGATTACACAGTTAACTTTACGACTGCGATGTCTGATGTAAATTATTCATTTTTAGCTGGCGCACAAGCTAACGGCGTAGCCAATGGCCCAATGGTTGATCTTTATGGTGTCGGAGCTACAGGAAGCGCTAGATTTCGTGTCTTTACACAAGCATCAGCAGCAATGGATTCGCCGGTTTGCACATTTGCGGCCTTCCGCTGAAAGAACAAAATGACCCAAAGAATCATCTACAAAACACCAGACGGCGGCGTAGCCGTCATCATCCCAGCCGACACCATTGAAGCCTGCATGAAAGACATCCCCGAGGGCGCTGAATACGCCATCGTGGATGTGGCAGACATTCCAGAAGACCGCACATTCAGAGGAGCATGGACATGGGCATCGTAATCGACTTGACCAAAGCCAAGGCCATCACGCATGATGCGCGTAGGACAGCCCGTGCTGCTGAGTTTGCACCACTGGATGTAAAGGCAACTATCCCGTCTGAGGCCGCAGCCGCTGAAGCCGCCCGTGCTGCTATCCGCACCAAGTACGCCGACATCCAAACGGCTGTTGATGCTGCTGCTGATGTGGCCGCGCTGAAAACTATCCTGGAGGCAATGTAATGGCTAACGGAACAATTGCAGCAAGCCAGCTTGAGATGCTGTCCCTAAGCGGGACGGGCATCATCACCATCACGCCACCGGCTACCAACACGAACAGGGCGATCACTCTGCCTGACGCAGCGGGAGCGCTTGTTGTGTCTGGTACAACCCCGTCACTCAACGGCATCACCTTCCCTGCTACGCAAGTCCCAAGCGCTGACGCAAACACGCTGGATGATTATGAGGAGGGGACTTGGACAGCAGCTTTTGTTCCAGCCAGTGGTTCAATCACAATTAGTACATCTTTTAACACCGGCAGATATACAAAAGTTGGTCGATTGGTTACTGTCAATCTTCACGCGAGATTTACAAGTGTAAGTTCACCCTCTGGATCGCTTCAAGTAACTGGATTGCCATTTACATCTAGCGCGACTGGACAACAAGACCGAAATGCTGGTGCGGTTGCGGCAATAGCTGTTACTACATCAGCCACCCCAATGACAGCTTATATAAGCAACGGTGCAACTCAAATGACCCTAACTGGCTTTGTTGCGGCTTCTGGTGGTTATGCAGATGCGGCTACATATATAAACGCATCAAGCGAGTTATATATAACTATAACTTATTATGTTTAATTAACTTGGTTGGATTACCAAGTCGGACACTTAACCAAAGGAAATCAAATGGCACTCACCGAAACCAAAGTCATCGACCAAATCACCGTCACCGAGAACGGCATTGTGCTGTACCGCGAGGCTACGCGCATCCTAAAAGACGGCGACCAGATTGCTCAGACCTACCACCGCACAAGCCTGACACCAGCGCAAGACCTAACGGGCGTTCCTGCCAATGTCGTGGCAATCTGCAACGCAGCTTGGACACCTTCTGTTATTGCAGCGTATCAGGCGGCACAGGCTGCACAGGCAATGGCATGACAGAAACTGAAGCAAGGCTGAACAGTCACGAGGCCGTGTGCTTGATTCGGTATGAGCAAATCAACGCCAGGTTAAAGCGCATGGAAGGCATCATGATCAAAGCGTCAGCCGTGCTGATCTTAAGCATGGCCGGTGTGATCTGGTCAACCATCGTTCACAAGATGTAAACAACATGGAAGCGCTGCCGCCACCACCGCCAGTTGCGCCGGTTTATCAATGTGTCCGTTGGAGTTGGACAGGGGATGTCTACAACCGAGTGGTGACTTGTTTGAAGTGGGTGAAAAAGTGATTGAAGTAATGGCCGCGCTTGCAGCGGTAAACACAGCAATTAAAGTCGTCAAAGCCACAGTCAGCACCTGTCAAAACCTTGAAAGTTTAGGCCCATGCCTTAGTCAGTTTTTTGGCGCTAAGGAACAGGCCATAGCTGTTGTCAAGCAAGGTGGTTTTAAGGGCAGCGCACTTGGGAAGGCAATTGAATTAGAGCTTCTTTTGGAGTCTGCAAAGCAGTATGAGGAATCCATCAAGATGATGTTTTTTAGCGCAAACAAGCTCGACGTATGGCAGCGGATCGTTGCTCGGTCTAAGCAGATCACCAGCGATCAAATTCAGTCTGAACGGCGTGAGCGCGAGGCGGCTGCAAGACAGAAAAAAATGATGCAAGAGTGGATTGAGGCTGTGCTGATAGCGCTAGTGTTTTTTGCGCTTGTCGGGTTCACAGTGTATTTTTCTTATGCCATTTATGAGCAATGCGCTGGCAAGTGCAGCTTTCAAAAAGGATAGCCATGTTTCCCTTAACAGCACTACTTGAAGTGGGCGGCAAGCTGATAGACAAGCTCATTCCCGATCCCCAGGCTAAAGCAAAAGCGCAACTTGACTTAGCTCAAATGGCGCAGGACGGTGAGTTAGCAAAAATGGCAAACGACACCAAGATGTTTGAAGTGGAGCAAGAGAACACTACAGCGCGTTGGACTGCTGACATGTCTTCAGATTCATGGCTGTCAAAGAACATTCGCCCAATAGCTTTGATTGCTATTTTTATTGCTTATTTTATGTTCACTGCGATGTCAGCGTTTGGCTTTAATGCACAAGAAAGCTATGTAAATTTATTGGGGAGCTGGGGGCAAATTGTGTTCCTAGCTTATTTTGGTGGTAGAACGGCTGAAAAAATTATGGAAATGAGGGTAAAGAAATGAAACTAGATGGACTGTACAAAAATATCCAAGACAAGAGAGCAAGAATTGCGGCGGGTTCTGGCGAGACTATGAGGAAACCTGGCACAGAGGGCGCACCTACTGCTAAAGCCTTTAAGGAGTCTGCCAAGACTGCTAAACCAGAGAAGAAGAAATGAGCGCGGCTTGGCAACGCAAGGAAGGTAAGAACCCTGAAGGCGGTTTAAACGCCAAGGGACGCGCCTCAGCAAAGGCAGAAGGCATGAACCTCAAGCCGCCAGTGCAAAGCGGCGATAACCCGCGCAGAGCATCTTTTTTGGCCCGTATGGGCGCAATGCCTGGCCCTATGGAAAAGAACGGAGAACCCACCCGTTTAGCTCTTTCGCTAAAGGCATGGGGGGCTTCTTCCAAAGAAGATGCTAGACAAACAGCAAAGGCGATCTCAGCAAGGAATAAGAAATGACTCCGCACTTTACGCTGGCAGAGCTGACGGCCACCAGCCATAGGCAGTTTGACAACACGCCAAACGCGGCTGAGACTGCCAATCTGCAAAAGCTGGCAGAGTTTTTGGAACGGGTTAAAGAAGCGCTGGACGGCAAGCCGGTGATGATTAGTTCTGGGTATCGGTCTAAGCCCGTCAATGACAGTGTTGGCAGCTCTGACAAGTCTCAGCACAGGACGGGCCAAGCTGTTGACTTTAAAGTGCCAGGCATGACACCAGACGCAGTGGTCAGGGCAATCATGGCGGCTGGTCTACCCTACGACCAGATCATTCGTGAGTTTTCAGACCCTGTTGCTGGTGGTGGTTGGACGCATATCAGCATCAGTGACACACCACGCAGGCAAGCGCTAATCATTGATCGGGCGGGGACTCGCCCTTTCGCATAAGTTTGCGGTAAGCGGCAATAGCGTCCTTTAGGTCGCACTGAAGCTGCTCAATCCGGTCATTCTGCTGGATCATCTTTTCGTTTGCTTGCTGCGCGAACTCCGCTAGGCTTTCTGGCGACCACGTTCTGAAGTTTGACATGTTCTTCCGTTGTGAATTTGTGTCCATTGCCGCATTGTCGGCGGCGTAGTGTAAAGCCTTCCTTAGCTCTTGTGTCTTGCACAGTGCTCCAAACTTTACCTTCACAAATTGGGCAATTCAAGCGTTTTTCTCCCGTAACTTGGCTTCTGTCATTTGCACGGCTTGATATCGAGTGTGTGCTTTTTCCAAGATTTCAAAAAGCTCTTTATTTGTAAGCTCTACCCACGGGCGCTTGTAGACCTGTGTGTCATCGTCCTCCAAGGCTCGAATCTTGGCTTCGCGCTCAAGGCGCTGGAATTCTTCATCTTCTTCGGTCATGCTTCACTTCCCCCAAAACATATAAAACGGAAAATCTTGATCGGTGTAATCACGCTTTTCAAGACTAGGTGCATACTCCCATGCGTAAAAATCTGCCATGTGTAACCCTTTGTTGCTTGGTTGATATAACACCCAGCGGTAACCAAGAAAATTCATAAAGTGCCACCAAATCCAATAGGTCATGCTTGTCCCCTTGCTCGTATGGCTTCAGCGCAATGTTTTGGCCCCAGCGCGGGCCATACACCAACTTCTTCACACACCTTCGCACACGCCTCACGCTCTGCTGCTGCGACAAGAAAAGCAAAGGCTTCAAGCTGGAACATAGCGTGAACAGTGCCGTCAAAACCAGCCATCCCCGACTCACGCGCCATGCGGATGATGTCTTCGCGGGTCATATCAAAAGACTCCATATCCAAAGCCCCGTAAAAAACAGCAGCAGAACGACCACCATCAGCGCCACCAGCACAAAGCCAACGACAACGCTGCCCACTGTTTGCCACACTTGCGGCACTGGCTCAATGTCGGCCGGTATTACTGGATATGGCTTTATCTTGCGCGTCTCAAGCTCAATCATGCTGTCTCCAAATACGCTTTTAAGCGCTTGATACGCTGCTTTTGACATACGACCATAGCTTCGGCATATTCCACCCCAGCTTGCGCCCGTAGCAAATCGTGCTCTGCGTGAAGCAATTCGTGCGCGGCTGTTTGTGCTGGCGGCAACATCTTGAGTGTTGACCTAAATTCTGTCCACATATATTTAAACATTTTTAAGCCCTTTCACAGTGTCCACTCTCTTTCTTGGCGATTAGAGTTTGACTTCACTGTCTTGCCGGTCAGACGGATCAGGCCAAGTTTCTGCATTTCGTTTAAGCGCCTAGCGATCTGGTTAGGGTCAAGCCGTGAGTAAAACGAGATGCCATCCTTGCCCAGCGGCCCAATTGTGCTGAGCGCTTCCAAGATTTGAGCGTAGTGAGAGCTGACATCTGTAATGGATGCTGCCGCCTGATGGGATGTCACTGGGTCACTGTTACGCACCCGTGGAAACTGACCCAACGGGATGATGTTTTTGAAAAAGTCTTTGTAGTCCATGATGTGCCTTGTAAAAGAAGGGGACTTACGCGCCAGGCAACTGCGTGAAGCACAGCGCTGCCCCAAAATATTAGAACGGAATATCGTCTTTCATGTCATCAAAACCGCTGTCAGTGCGAACAGGACGGGGCGGGGCAATGTAAGCCTCTGGCTCAAATGGGCGCTGTTCAAAGCAATGAAACCAGCCTTCAAAGTTTTTGCTCACGGGTTGACTTTCCATTTTTATCTTAATCCTATCTCCGTCAATCCACAAAGTGCCGTGCGTAGTCCAAAAGGTTTTTTTCTCGCCTTGCATTTCGTATTCACGGGCGGCAAATTTAATGTCGTATTTCATAATTTTTCAAGTTCCTTAATTTTGCTTTCCATCTCGCCAAGAAATTTAACCACTTCAGTTTCCAGCCCTGCCACATAGACAGGATCGTAGACCTCGCGCACAACAAACATTTGCAGTCGTTCTGGCAATCGCGGGTCGTAGCTAAGAAAATCGCACCAGTGCCGTCCAGTACAGGCCATCTGCCACTGGACTTGTGGCCGGTGCTTAGAAGGCATCTTTTTGGCAAGCAAGGTATCCAAGTGGGTGGCAGTGTTGGGACACTTAATTTCAAGCAGGCCAGAATCGCCCACCAAGGCATCAGGAGACGCACCAGACTGCTCAATTGACGGATGGGTAACAAAGCCTTCAGCTTGCACTAAAACGCCTTGTGCGGCCTCATACGCAGATAGCGCCATTGGCTCAGTGTCTGTGCCGTGCTGCATTGCAGCATTGCTGTACGACTCGGCAGCAGCGCCTGTCAAGCGTTCACAGATCAGCAGCGCCATGTAGTTGGCACGGCTGGCTGAGTAGCCTGACTGAGTTTTGCCAATGATGTCGCTGATGCGGCTGGCGGTTACCTTGCCCAATCGGGCGGCAAACCATTCGGGGCTACGTTGTTCCATTGTTTTCTTTCAATCTTAAATTTAAAATGGCAAGTTCGTGTTTAATGCGT